CCCCTTTTATTTTTTGTTTAAAAATTTGGACAGTTGACCCCTCCCACCGGTTCCCAAAACCTTTAAAAGACTCGATTTTTTTGACCGGGGGGTGTTATTCTCCCCAAAATTCATCGGTCCTGAAATTCTTATCTTGCATTTTTTTTGATTTTCGGAACTGAAAGCGTCCGTGTCTCTTATTATGACACTCCTTACATAATGTTCTAAGGTTATCTATATCAAGAGCAAACTCTGGATAGAACTCTAGCTCCTTGATATGGTCAACCTCAAGGTTGTCGATTGTGGTTCTTCCTTCAGCTTTACACCAAACACATTCGTTATGATCACGTTCGAGTGCTAACTTCCGAAGTTCTCTCCAGTCTCTTGAATTATAAAACTCTATTCTGTCTGCTCTGGTTGAAACTTCAATCATTTCCGTGATGTAGAAACTTTCAGTTCAAACTCATTAAGTTTGTCAAGGCAATGGTTTAAATAATTAAGTGCTTCAGCTGTCTCTTTAGCAAGTTCACGAAACTCTGAATTATTTTCGATTTCAACACAGATTACCATTTCTCCTAATGGCTTTTGTCTATTGGTTGTTTTATTAAATAGCCTTTTAAAAATACCTTTCATAATTATGTAACCTCCTTTATTTTCACTCTCTCAATTCCTTGTTTTACATATTCTAGTGAATTTGATACATACAAAATAATTCAGATTTATCAAGCTTTTATCTCGTATGTGTGAAATGAAATCATCGTAACCTCAAAACAATGAATTGATTATTAAATTAAAAAATTAAAAGCCTTGAAACTTAGTCATGGCTCTGTCTTGTGAATCTTGATTTTTACCAATATATCGTAAAGAAATACTTTGGCTTGAATGATTGAGTAAGTCCATAATTAATGCTACATCCTTGGTTTGTTCATACATAAATAAACCAAAGGTCTTTCTCATTGAGTGAGTAGCTATGTTTTCTAAACCAACTTCTTCAGCAGCTTTCTTTATGATTTTGTAAGCAGTGTTAGGTTTTATATGCTGATGCTTTCCGTTTCGACTAGGAAAGAGGAAGTCTTCATCTTTCTTATCTTTGATGTACTGCCTCATAGCATTCTTGAATTTCTTTGGCATTTTTCTTTTGGTTGGTTTATCTGTCTTTTCATCTACGATCTGGACATGCCAACCTTTAACGTGCTTTACTTTCAGTTTAACAATATCACCAATACGAAATCCCAAATTAACACCAGAAAGAAAGAGCATGAGGTTTCGTTGTCTGTCTGATTCTTTGACTGCGCTATGTAAGGTTAGCCATTCAATCATAAGCTGAACATCATCTCTATTTCTAATTGGTTCAACAACTACCACATATC